TCTATGAAATGCAAAAGCACTTGTTGTCATAGCCAAATCAGTACCAAACCACTTATTCTTAGCTGCCCATTCTTGAGCCTTTTCATCAGGCTGAGGAATAGGTTGCTGTGGAACAGTTTGTTGTTGTTGGTATTGTTGAACTTCAACTGGTTGTTCCTGTGCTTGTTGTTGCGGTCTAACTCTGTTTAAACTTTCAAGTTCAACAGCAAGAGTCGCTACATCTTTTTGTGCAGTCAGCATTTCTTCTGAATCGCCTATATCATGTGCTTTTTTATAGCGATCTTCAGCAGAAGAAAGTTGACTTGCAACTCTAGCACTATACTCATCATAAAGGTTTTTGTCCTTTTGTGAAAGCGATGCTTGAGTATTATTCAACTTTTGTTGTACGCCTTTAGCGTAATCTATTGCTGCTGCCTCTCTTCTTTCGGCTTCTCGAATTTTATAAGTTAGCTTATTTATTCGCTTTTTAACAGAATCACTATAATCTTCAATCTCTTCTGAATCGGATTTAGCTTCTTCTGTTGGGGATTCGGCTTCACTAACTTCCTCAACAGCAGATTCTTCTACTGGTTGTGGTTCTAGTTCCACCTCTACGGCTTCTTCTGCTTCTGTTTGCATGGGATTTGCCATGTTATACTCCTTTTAATTGCGTGACTACTGTACGTCTTCTGGGTTATCAACCACAGCGAGTACTTCGTCATCGTTTAATAGTCGCAGGTCGCCTCCATCAATTTTGATTCTTGCTCCTGCGTATCTTCCAAAAATAACCCAATCTCTTTCTTGGCACCATGCGCCATTCGGGAATTTAGCTTTATCTTTGTAAGCATCTGGTCCTAATGATACTACGAAACCAACATTAGTAGCTATTCTTTCTTTTTCTAACGTATCGTTATGAAGTAATATACCACCTTTAGTTTTCGCTTTACGAGAAAACGGTAATATCATTAATCTGTACCCTGTAGGTTTAGGAATCATCTCCATAAGAGATTCATCTTCCTGAACTGTATCAGGTGTAAATTCAACTTTTTCCTCTTCGGGTTCAATATCTCTAACCATTGGAATATGGTCTGGGATTTCTTTACCCTTAGATTCTTTAGTCAATGCATCAATTTCCATCATCTTGCTCCTTGATGTTTTGCAGGTCCACTATAATTTGCTCGGCAGAACTCAGACCTGATAGTTCGCCAAGAACTCTTTGATAACTTTCCCAATCTTTAACTCCGCCAGTTTTTAAGACTTCAGTTAAATCTTCTTGTCTTCTGCGGATTTCTCTTAGGAATTTTTCGAATATATAAAGACCATCCATACTAACAGTTCCAGTCCTTACGTGCCCAATAATTAGCACTACATCTATCTGCTTTACCTTTTATGCCACCACTACGAGCACAATAGCTTTTCTTTCGGCTTTTGTCTCCTGGGTGTTTTCCTAATTTTTTATCGCCAAAGGTTATTCGTTTAATTTTATTACCACCACTGCTGCATTTAGAAACAAAAACTACTTTACGTTTTTTACCATATCCTGGTTCTCCTTTACGGATAGCTCGTGGTCTGTTTAAAGTTACTGTTTTTCCTTGATATTCAGCCATTAATAATATTTAGTTGTTTTCTTCTTGCTTGGTGTTATTGCACCACACCCTCTGTGTTTTCCTGATTTTACTGCACCACCCACGATAAAACTTTGAACCACACCACCCATGTTTTTACCTTGTGCTGCTTTCATCTGTGCAGCAGTTGGTGCACCTTTTTCGCCTTTTTTACGCATACGTTCTCCACTGCCTGCTTTAATACGCTTACGTTTGGCGTGTATATTCGCCCATAATCCTCTTTTAGCCATTATTATTTTTTCTTATTTTTCTTGTTGTAGTGTCCGCCACCACCCATATATTTGACGCCACCACCGTGTCCATAACCTTTTTTGTCATAGTCACCACGAGCAGTTTTAGTTTCGCCTCTCATTTTTCTTCTTCTTTCAGTCATTCCTGGCATATTATCCTCCCCAGATTTTTACTTTCTTTCCACCCCAATACTCAACAGCATGACCTTCTGATATAAGTTTTTGACAAATATCTTCACCGTCTTCTGTGTACGGGACACCTAATATTCTTCCATACTTTCCTTTGCCTAAAGATTTAAGTTTGAACTTACCTGTGCAAAGTTCTTTTAATCGTTCTTTTGCAGCTTTGCCCATAACTTTTTCTTGAGCTCTTTCTGGATATCTTTTTGTATTGATTCTAGACTCAGGTGTATCAATCCCTGCTAGTCTCACTCTTTGTTTATGTAGTTTAACGTCAAAGCCTAAATCAAGACAACAATCAAATGTGTCGCCATCTACAATTCTTTCGAGTGTAGCTTTATAAACGAATGCTTCTGGTGAATCACTCATTAAACTTATCTAGCTCCACTTGGACTTGAATTAAACTTAATACCTTTAGTTGCTGCACCTTTGCCTTGGACCTCTTTTTGACCATTACCAAAAACGCTCTTACTGCTTGAATTAAGTACAGTAACAGATTTTACTGGTTTAGAGAGATCTATTCTCTTAGGAGCAGGAAAACTAACTTTTTTATATTTAGTTGAATCTTTCATCTAATCACCTTTAGTTTTTGTATCCGCTGATCTAACATCTTTCAATATTTGACCATAGGTTTTATTACTTTCATTTTGTGCTTTTAATAAAGCCTCTTCTCTATCTTGAGCAACCTTCATTTCTGCGATTGCTTCTTGTGATTCTATTTTAGCTTGATCTACCTGAGCTCGTAAAGCGTCACCTTGTGCTTTTTGAGCTATTTCTTTTTCTTTCACTTCTATTATAGGATCCACTTGAGCATTTTGCTCGGCTTGAGCAAGTGCTTGTTGCTGACCTGTTACTTTTTGAGTTGCGTCTGCTGCTGCTAATGCTATCTGATTCATTATCTGTTGTGATTGTTCAGGTGGCATATTTTGCAGTTCCTCAAGAGGAGGTAGTTGTTGACCGAGTGCTTGTTCTACTTGTTGTCTATACAACATAGCTTGGTGTTCTTGTATGTTTGAAGAAACAGCCTGTATTGCTGCTTGGTTTTGTTGTATCATTGGATTCTGTACAAAAGCACCGTGTGCTGCTACATAGGCTTCATGGTTTTGAAATTCAAAAGCCTTAATAGGTTGTCCTAACATTGCTGCCTGTTGTTCACTAACTGGGTCTCGTGGTGGGACTTCAGCTGGTGGCGGTAATATTAAATCTATGTTTTTAATTTCTAATGCTTCATACATTCTTCTGTATGCTTCTCTTAAATTATGTATTTCTGGTGCTGCTTGTGCCATTTGTAGTTCTTGCTGAGCTAACATAACACGTTGCGCCATACTAAATATATTTGGATCACTTACTGGGATAATATCTATTCTATCATCAAAGTCTTGTTGTTTAATCTCTTGACTAGCACCTGCTACCGAATACGGATACATAGGAGGGAGAGACCTTGAAAAGACACTAGCCAAAAGTCTAAACTCTTTTTTCTGAGCATAATGAAGACGTTTATGTATAGCTGACATAACTTTTGTGCCACGCTCTAGCATAGCTACTGTAGTTCCTACAGGAAGTTGTTGACTGCCTATATCTCCTACTTGCATGTCTGCAATACTAGCAAATCTTCTGCCAGAATCTATTAAAATACCTAATAACTGACTCAATACACTACTTGGCTCTTTATATGGAAGAGGCATAAGTGCTTCTCTGATTGCACCACCAGGAACATCTACATCCCTAAATTCTCCTGGTCTAAGTGGCTCATCTTCGCCTTGAACTCTCATACCACGTGCTTTAAACCCTGCTGGAAGATTACTTAGCGTTCCAGCGTCAATTAATTGTCTTAAAATACTAGTTGCAGACTTAGTTAGTCCGCCAATCATGTGAATTAACCCAAAACCATAGAATCCAAGTCCTGGAAGGAACTTATAGTGTACAAAATACTCTTTTTTACGGAATAATTCATCATTTATAGCCCAATTACGTCTTATAGCGAGGATTTCACCTGAATCTTCAAGTATTGTTACTATGTAAGGCACAGCAAAATCGTACTCATCAACCTCCTCTAGCTCTAGGTTTACGTGTATTTCTAGTACTGTGTACTCATTATTATCACTACTTGGTTTACTTAACCCTTGTAACTCATCCATTTTGTCTTTTGCTTCGTCTAAATCAACTTCATCAGGCGATCCAATCTCAATATCTCGGTAAATTCCGTTTAATTGCATTTTTCTTATGTCATTTCCTGTCATATTGATGACATGAGTAATTCTTGGGCTTGTTTCTAGGTTTGTAGTGTCATAACTAACGACTAAATCCTCTGCTTTTACATAAGCAGACGTCGCACGACCTAATAATGAGTCAAAATACACTTTTTTGAAGGCAGAACCAGCTAAAGGCAGGTAAAAAAGCAAACTATCCATATCTGGGTCGTATTCTTCCATAACTTCAGTGATTTGGTAGTTCATAAACTCTTTTACACGTTGGCATTGAGCCATTACTTCTTCAGATTCGGCTCCAACAACTCTTGTACTTACTGGACCATTGGCTGGTAAGAGTTCTTTGTATGCTTGGGCTTGAAATTGTGTTGCAGCTTCACTCAATAATGGGTGAGTTACACCACTTGCTCCTGGAAAGGGTGAATCTCGTTCTTCTGTTTTTATACCTAGCAGATCTAGTCCTTTAGTAAAACTATTTAACCAATCTTCACGAGATGTTTTGTCTTCTTCGTATGCCTCAATGAGTTCACCAGAGATTTCCCTTAAACTTGATTCTTCTAAAATATCGGCTAAGTTTGAACTGTGTTCATTTTCTAGTTGTTCTGGAGATTCCTGAACAGGTAACATTTCTCCATTTTCTCCAACTTGGAATTCAACGCCTCCAGCTTCTGAATCCATTTCTGGTAGTTCTAAAATTATATCTTCTTCAGCTTCTACAAATGGAGATTTTTCTTTGTTTGCGTATCTTTGTGCTTCGATTGCCATTCTTTCCCGTTCCTATGCCTCAATAATAACTTATTTTCTTCTTATATAAAACTTCTTCTTCGTAGTCACTAGGCAACTTCACAAAGCCACCTTGTCTAAATCTCATTAAAGCCTGAGTTGTAGAGTCAACTAAGTCGTCATGATCTCCTGATGGAAAAGCTGCACATTCTTCAATTACATCGTGTGCCCACTTAGTATCAGGATGCCAAACCATACCAGATTCAAACAACGGAGCACAACTATTAACTCTTGCTACTTTGTCGTTACCTCTAGATGGAGTAAAATTTTGTACAGGGATTCCCACATTACGCAGTTCTTGAGTAAGTGGCATACCACTAGCTTTACCCTCAATAATAACAACGTCTGGGTTCCAATGTTCATATTGTTTAAATGCTTGACCTTTTAATTCAGGGAAGTTAAACTTACCTTTTACGACATCTAGTAGAACTATATGTGGTGCGTCGCCGTTGTATATTTCTTCACCACCCAAACGACCATCAGGGTAAAAAACACCCCATGTGGTTATTGCGGAATAGTCCGCCAACTCTGATTTTAAAAACGCAGTATCATAACTCTGGATTATATAGTCACATTCAGGTGGTTTATTGTTTGGCCATTCTTTCCACCATTCTCTTTTTATTAATGCTCCTTCTTCTGAAGTTGGATTCTGCATATATTGAGCATGCCATTTTGGACCACCTCTTAAACTTGCCTTTACACTTTCTATTTCGTCCAGGGACCAATATTCTGGCCACAAGGGTTTACCACTAGGTAATATAGCAGGTAGTTCTATGAGTTCCCATTGATCTGCTTTAGGATCACGAGCTGCATCTTGTAGTAGTTTACCTGTTAAATCATTAACGTTCCAACGTGTCATGACTATGACAATGGCACCTCCAGGCTGGAGTCTTTGCCTTGGTCCAGAAGTGTACCACTCGTAAGTATCTTCCATGGACTTTGGATTCATGGCGTCTTGTTCTGAATGAGGGTCATCAATAATAAACAAATCCGCACCACGACCAGCAAGAGCGCCACCCACACCAGCAGCATAGTACTCCCCTTTTAATTTGGGATTACGTGTGTCTTGGGTTTCCCACTTTCCTGCTGCTTTTGAATCTGGGTTTATAGCCACAGAATCAAATACTGCTTGGTAATCCTCAGTGAGCATGAGGTCTCTTATTTTTCTACCAAACTTCACAGCTAGGTCTGCGGTGTGAGTAGCTTGAAGTATTTTTAAACTAGGGTTACGACCCACTAAGTAAGCAGGAAATAAATGAGACGCAAATTCTGACTTCGTGTGTCGTGGTGGCATATTTATTATGAGCCGAGTTATTTTACCACTAGCAATACGGTCAAAGGCTTCCGCCATCTTTTTATGATGAGCACCCTCTATGAATCCTGGCCATTGGGATTTTACAAAGTCTAAAAAATTATTTTGAGTTTTTTCTACTCTTTCTAGCAGTTCTAGCCTTTCGGATAGTTCTAGATGTTCTTTAAGTAGTTCTTCAGGTAATTGTTCTAGGTTTTTCCCAGTAGTCATGTAGTGATCTTAATATTTAAGAGGCATTAATGCTTGTTTTATAGAAACTGCTTCTCCACCACTATTAAGGTCTAGTTCAAACTGGAACCCTTCAGGTAGTAGTTTCAATATTTCATCTTCCTCTATTAATAGTTTATCAAGTCTTTCTTTGCCTAGTCTTTGAAGTTTTGCACCACCACGTATATCTGCTGCATAGTTGGACTCAAAACCAACTTTCATTTCTGCTTCTCCACGCTTAATGTCAGCTTGATGTTTTCTTTTTCTTTTTTGGATGTCATTGTATTTGTCAATAAGTTTTCGAATTTTATTAGCAGAAAGACCCAGCTTACCTATGGGTCCACCTGCCCCAAGAGAAGCATAATCAAGTGGGTCTGAAGGATCAAAAATCACGTCTGTAAAATCTCTCACAGTTAATTCGTCTTGTGGTTTTTCTGGTCTTTTGGCTTTTTCTGTTTTCGTTTTACCAACGATTTCTCCTTCAGGTAAGACTATAGGGTCTCCGTCTGGACCAAATATAATTCTTGGTGTATATAGTGTTTTATCGATCATTTTTTACTCCCAGTATGGAAGAAGGATCCAGGGTAAATCTCAATATTCAAAAATTTTTTGCAAAATATTTTAGGATCCCTCTTTTCCATTCATACAGTATAGTCTATGTTCGGGGAAAAGTAAAATCATATTCCAATGTCTCTTAAAAACTCAGCTAAAGCTAACTATATATACCTATTACTATAAAGGGGGTGGGGTAGGGGGTAGGGTAGCCGTTAAGCTACCCTAGTATTTTATTAAGCTACTTAACTAACCAGAGACAACACGATCACACTCTAATAATGGTTATCAGTTTACAAAGAGAGTACAGCCACGAACAACAACAAACGGTCCAGAGTTTACAGACAATCCTGATCACGATCATGGTCCGTGGCAAAAAGAGAGGAGGGCAGATGTGCCCTCCCAGTTGGTGCTAGGCTAGTTTAACGAAGCCCTTGGCTACATCATACTTGATGTCCTGAGCTGTTACTTGCCTGCTAGCTATAGCCTGCTCGACCGTCTGACCACTTAGGCTACTATGACGCTCAGCGTTGTGTTGAGCTCTAGCTACTTTACCTGTTGCAGTATAAACTGCCTTAGCATTTAATCCACCTAAGTTTACTACTTTAGGCTTCTCGATTTTATTACTTACTTTAGTCATAATTTACTCCTTATTTATTAAAGTTTTCATTAATACTATCATAGCCTAAGTAAACTTAAAAGTAAAGTAAAAGTAAAAGAATATACGCAACTATATTTTAGGTATATAGACCGTGGACCATGGGAACTTATTATAGGATATGGACGATCACACTGTGATCATAGTAATGGTAATAATACGG